GCGCATTATGCGCATACGGGGATCATCGAGATGTCGGATTAACTTCCGACCAGTTTGGCCTTGAGGAGGTCAGCCTCCTTTTGAGCCACAGTTGCATGAACGGGGGTCCGCCCCCCTCATGCAAGTTTCATTTTGTAATTAAATTTATTCTTTTATGTAATGTTTGCTGGAGTTCTAATAACCAGCACCGCGCTGAGAAGCGCATTTATAAATATCCAACCCTTTTGTGATAGAGATGGAAATAAAACACTATAAAAATAAATTTCATCCAATGTATATTATTCATGTCGGTCTGTAGCCGACACTATTTGTTATATGTTATCATGAAGCAATTCTTTCAGAAGAATTGTACTACTCACATGCACCTAATGAGAGTTAAAGCTATAATCAATAGCAGATCCGCGACCGCCAATCGCCGATTGTTAATCCTAGGCAAAACTCATAGAATTATGAGCCTTTATTTAGGAATAATCCGTTACATGGGTACTACGAAAAGTATCAAATGCTAAGCATGGCTAACTTTTACGCGACAGCTACACGTAGCAGAAGCATGATCGAGAGAGACGATCACCGGGTGTTCTTTATACTCTAATCAGATAGATTAGTTGTGAACTTAGTCCCTACGCGACCTTGTAATGAGGATGGGACTTCTCTGGCTTGGAAACCAGAGAGTACGTGCACGGTATGGAGCAGTGATCATTTTAGATCAACTATGTTCTGTGCAGAGTTTAGAACCAGATGGTATATGATTACCGGAGGCGGCGTTCAGACGACCTCTAGGCATTGCCATTCCCGCCCGATTATCAATTCCGAAGGCTTGAGGATGATATTTCGGGTTAAGTATTAGCCCACTTGTGGGCTAGTCTGAAGACCTGGCGCTAGGGTAAATGGGTTAATAGCCCCCCTAGCATCAATACAGCAATGAAGTTACTAACAGCGTAAACTTTTCCAGATTTGGCACTCCAGGTGCCGCCCGTTATTTTAAACAATCTAGAAAGACCGTGAAGAAGCAAATGACTTTCTCACAAACCGAACAACCACCATTTTGCCTTGCACTATTTTGGCTTTTTGCTTTGGCTGTTCAATACTTGGAACTTTTTGATGTCAGTATGATGTGGATACGTTTCTTTTCGAAGTACGTTTTCCTCATTTGTGTTTTCATTGATTGTTCCTTCTTGATTCGTTCGTTATTTAGACGAGCAACACGTCCTGTTTTGCAACCGCAGATGGGTTTCACGAAAGTGGATCCCTATCTTAAAGAAGCGATTCAGGTGTGGTGTTTGTTTGAAAGTTTGAAAGATTCCAAGACAAAACGTGGAATGATAGCCGCAATCACTCAATACTTGCAAGCGCATGTTAAAGAGTCTTTGCCACTCTATGTTTATCGTCAATTGATGAGAATTGATTATATTTCAGACTGGACTAGCGATGATGGAAACGCTCGAGTTGAAGAAATGCTTGAAGAAGCTTTCGGAGAAGGAGCGCTGCGAGAAGCTCAAGATGAGTTAATCATTCTTGACACTCAAAGTGACAATGGAGAGAGCATTCCTTGGCATCAAGCCATGGATTCTGCTTTCACCAATTGGAAAGAATTCCGAAATTCAACTATTGCTAAGAAATTTACACACTTGATTAATGTCATTGTATCTTCAGGTATGTGTGCAACAGCAGATCTCACTTTTAAAATGGGAAATGTTTCGTTGTTTTCACCTATCGTGTCGAAGAAGCAATTGGCAGCAGGAGATGTATTTGAGGCATTTTATGAAGCTGTTTCCGGCTTCATGAAGGGCGGATGGCGAGTTTTTCAAACAGGAGACGTTTCAGCTTTCTTTATGGAAGATGATAAAGTTTCTGAGTTCGATCGTATGTACAATGAAATTCGGTCCTGGCATGGATATGCTTTGGCTGGAAATTTACGTGAATATACGGATATTGATGACAATGAATATGAAGCTCGTCTCAAGAAAGCAATTGAATTTGGTGACAATCTTTTGAAGTTTATCAAACGTTCGCAAACTTTTGAAAGGAAGTATGTATCTGATCGTATGGATAGATTGAGAGATAATGAAACCGAGTTCACACAATTGCGCACCAGGGGTGGTTTACGAATTGCCCCGTTCGCTGTTTGTTTGTTTGGACAATCTGGATGTGGAAAATCCAGTCTTACGAATTTGACAGTGAATGCTGGACTCATCTATAATGATTTGAGCGCTGAGAAAGACAGAATTGCAACTTGGGCAGATAATGACAAGTTTGCATCTTCTGTTCGATCGCATATCAACGCCATCATTTTTGATGATTTTGCCAACACCAAAGAAGACTTTATGGACTTTTCGCCTGCGTATAGGTTGATTCAGGTTATTAACAATATTAAATATTTGGCCCCCATGGCAGATGTTTTCTTAAAAGGAAAGGTTTCTCTTAACCCGTACTTTTGTATTGTTTCTACCAATGTTGAACACCTTAATGCTGCGAAGTATTCCAATGAACCTGAGTCTGTTCTTCGACGAATGTATCACGTTAAAGTTGTACCTAAACCTGAATTTTGTGAAGGAGGTATCTTGAGTAAAAAGCTCATTGAAGCCTCTTTTGGACATACTGCTTGTCCCGATGCTTGGAATCTTACTGTACGTAGATACACTGCTCAAAATAAGAGACATGTTGATTTAGCTGCGATGACTCCCGTTGTTTTTGAAGGGAAATCGTTAGTTGATGTTTCTGTTAAAGAGTATTTGAGGTGGGTGCAAGTAACATCCAAAATTCATTTCACTGAGGAAGGCCAATATTTGGCCAACCAAGAAGCCATACCTACCAAGTGTGATTCTTGTGGAATGTTGTATTGTGGATGTGCATCGGTGTTGGAAAAGGTTCTCTGCGTACCTTGTGACAAGGAACAACCCTCTACTCCCGTTTTGGACAAACAGTCCGGAGAGTGGGAGTATTACTCAGGAAAGACGAGGGGTTTCTATCACAGAAAAGCAGAGATTTTGCAGCGACAGTATGAACATGCTTTGACATCTTCAATTCTTGCCACTAATGCAGTTTGCATGTGGTGGGAACGACTTGACTTTATGCCTGAAAGTTGGATTTGCCATCCTAAGGTATTGAAGTTTGGGTTGCTCTTTTGGAGAGAAGATATTAAGCAATCGCTCATTACTGGAAATAGTTTCATTTTCCTAATGATGTTGGTGTTATGCTATGGTGTTCCACGCTTTTCCATTCTTTGGATCGGAGTTGCGATTTTTGGAATGTATTGGTATACATGTGCAACAATTCAAACTTACAAGAACATGGTTCGTAATAGAATCTTGGAATTGAAGGATGTTGTTCGCACTTTCACTCAACAATGGCAATTCAAATATGCCATCATTGGACTTGGAGCTATTGCTCTGATTCTTACGACCATGCGTTCTCGTTACACCAAACTCGAGACGCAAACTGGTTTAAATCCTGAATCTATGGAAGAAATTCAAGAACGCAATGATAAAGTCAATCCCTGGCTTGTTTCTGAATGTGTTCCTCTTCCTATGTCTGAACCTGCAAAGACTACGACTGCTGATAATTTGGCTTCTTCAATGAAGACCAATTTGGTCGGCGTTGTGTCTGACAAGAATAAGACATCTTTAGGATTTTATGTCACTTCTAACTTTTTACTCGTTCCTACGCATTTCTTGGATGAACATGGAGATAGAGATATTTCTATTCGTTGTTACAAGAATGGATCGGATAAAGTTGGTAGTTTCTTTCGAGATAAAATTTCTAAGGCATTTCGTGTTGATATTCCTACGACTGATTTCTCTATTTGTTTTATTACAAGTGGAGGATCTATGAAGGATTTCCGCAAGTTTTTGCCTGAAGGAAATATTTTGAAAAGAACACCAGCAAGATTAGTGACACGTGAGATTGTTGACACTACAATGCAAGCAATTCCTATGTTATTTAAAGGTAGCAGTCGAGTTGCACACACACAGAAGATTTTCATGGGAAGTTATTATGACTTACCAATTGAAACTCAAGCTGGAATGTGTATGTCTCCTGTTATTTCAGATTCAAAGGGATCATTAATTCTTGGATTCCACTTAGGTGGACGTGGTAAACTTGGTGGATGCGGTACTTTAACGCAAGACCAAGTGAATCACGCTATTTCAGAATTAGCCCAAGTTGATGGAGTTGTTCTTTCAGCCTCTAGTGGTGATCTTAACCCTCATATGGGTGATTTTCCGGTGGAAACATTTGGAAAACCTATTTTTGAGGGAGCTGAGATTCATCCAAAGAGTGCTGTTAACTTCTTAACTGAAGGAGCTTGTATTGATGTGTATGGAAAAACAAGTGGAAAAGCTACACCTTATAGCAATGTTGCACCTACTTTGGTGTCTGATGCTGTTGAGGAGGTGTTTGGTATTCCCCAGAAATGGGGAGCGCCTAAGATGAAGGGAAAGGGAAGATTTCCTTATCAAGCTACACTTGTTCATGCTGCTGTCCCAAGTTTACCAATTGGAAGCGTTTTGGCTAAAGCTGTTCGATCTATGAAGGAATTAACTACTGGATTAAAACAACGTATACCAGAACTTTTCAGCGCAAAACCGTTGTCGAGAGTTGCCACAGTTTGCGGGTTAATCGGAGTCAAATTCATTGATCCGATGAACTTTTCATCTTCTCCTGGTTTTCCGCTTTCAGGATCGAAACATCCACTACTTGTGGATTTAGATCCCAAGGATTATCCTGAAATTGGTAAACCCCGTACTTTTGTCCCTGAAGTATGGGCTGAATTCGACAAAATCGTTTCTATCTTGCGTGGTGGAAAACGATGTTACATGGTTTGGAAATCATGTTTGAAGGATGAAGCAACCAAGTTGACAAAAGATAAGGTGAGAGTATTTCAAAGTGCTCCACTTGTTTTGCAGTTGTTGATTAGGATGTATTTCCTCCCAATTGTTCGAATTATTCAGATGAATCCAATTCTTTATGAATGCGCTGTTGGTGTCAACGCAGAAGGATTGGAATGGGAAGAACTTTGGGAAGCCGCCATGAGCAAAGGCAAAGATCGTGTTTTAGCTGGAGATTATAGTAAATACGATGTGCGAATGCCTGCTCAAGTCACAATTGCCGCTTTCGATATTTTGATCGATATTGCGGAGAAATGTGATGGTTACACTGACGAAGACATCCATTTGATGAAGATGGTTGTTCATGAAGTTGTGTATCCAGTAATGGCTTACAATGGTGACTTGATTCAACTGTTTGGTACTAATCCTTCGGGACAAAACCTTACAGTGATTATTAATTCCATGGTTAATTCTTTATTGTTGAGGAGCTGTTTCTTTTCGATTTATCCTGAGAAGGATTTCAAAGAGAATTGTGCTTTTCTAACATATGGAGATGACGTTATTGGAACTGTTGATGAATCATGCTCAAAGTTTACTCATATCACTTATGCTGACTGGTTGGCAGAACATGATATGAAATTCACCATGCCCGATAAGGAGTCAGCGCCAATACATTACATGACTGAGAATGATGTGGACTTCTTGAAACGTAAGTGTGTATTTAATGAAGATCTTGGACAGAAAGTGGGACTTCTTTCAGAAGATTCTATTTTCAAACGTCTTCATGCACATTTGCTTTCGAAGGAACTTACTCTACCAGAACATAGTGCTCAGAACATTGAAAGCTCTTTGCACGATTGGTTTTACTATGGTCGTGATGTATTTGAAGATCGTAGGAGTAAGCTCCAACAAGTTGCGCAGAAGTGTGAAATCGAACACTTGTGCCCTGCCCTCAATGTTTCCTATGACAAGCGAGTCAATCATTGGAGACACAAGTACCTTGGCGAGGAACTTGAAGAGGACGAAGAAATCGTAAGCCTGGAGTAGAGCTTATCTACTCGCCCAGTTCTCGATCTGGGACCTACGGGATAGCAAAATCGGTGTGTATATATGGATACCAGTGTGTATGTAACTTTTGTGTACTTTTGTATATATAGACTAGGCTTTGTACATATCGACATTCCCCTCGTGGAATACCTCTTTTTAGGGGAGAAGTTAGTCACTTCAATGTAAACTACGCCACTCTTAGCACTGAGCAATGCTTTGAGATTGTAAATATCGCTTACTAAAAATGTAAATAATGTAAATAAACCGGGAACTATTATGTATCCCACCATTTTTGAAGTCTTGGCTGATCTAAGAAAGTATAAAATTAACCCAAATCGTTTTGACAAGTTATGGCATAGACATCGATGGGAATTAGGAAAGCATGTTTCGTATTTTGACGGAACTGAAATTCCTCCCAAAGAAGTCGGCCGTTTCAATTGTATAGGCGAAGATGGTGAATTATATACTATTTTGGAGACGCAGAGCGGGACCACCTCAGATAATAACATCTTTAAAGTTGGCAATGAAGCCACTTATGAGAATGTGCAATTTTCAGATCAGCATGATCCCTATATGTATGATGTAGATTCTGCGATGGATCCGACTCGTTCGATGCAAGATGCGAACGATGCCTCACTGGCAAATTTCTTTTCTCGACCTATCAAGATCGAAGAACAAGAATGGTCTACCAGTACCAATCTCAATTTTGATATTGACCCTTGGAGTTTGTATTTTGATAACCCAAGAGTTTCTAATCGATTGAATAACTACAGCTTGCTGAAAGCAACCCTGAAAGTGAAAGTAGTTATCAATGGTAATGGTTTCCAATATGGTCGTATGCTAGTGAGTTACTTACCTTTTGATGTGTATGACTCTTTGTCAACGAATGCTGCATTGATCCGAGAGGATTTAGTGCAAGCAACCCAACAACCACACATTTTCTTGAACCCTACAACTTCCACTGGTGGAGAGTTATCTCTACCAATGTTTAACTACCAGAACTATTTTGAAGTAGTTGAATCACAGTGGAGTGAAATGGGTCAATTGTACTTTAGGACTCTGAATCCCTTGAAGCATGCTAATGGTGCCACTGATGTGGTAACTATAACAGTATTTGCTTGGGCTGAGGATGTGTCCATGAGTGTGTTGACCTCTGTGGATCAGGATACATTGGAACCTCAATCTGGTGAAATTGAGGAAGCCAATACAAAAGGTATGATAAGTGGCCCTGCCACTTCAGTAGCCAAATTTGCTGCTTATTTGAAGGGTGTTCCTTACATCGCTCCATTCGCAACTGCGACGGAGATTGGTGCAGGAGCAGTTGCTTCTATGGCAAAATTGTTTGGTTACTGTCGACCACCTATCACTAAGGCACCTGAACCTTATAGACCGACTCAAATCAGTTCTTTAGCTATGACTAATGTTCCAGACAACGCGCAAAAGTTGACTGTTGATGACAAACAAGAATTGACCATCGACCCTAGGATTTCAGGCATCGGTCCAGCAGACCCCTTGAATATCCGAGAAATAGCGAAGAGAGAATCATATCTCACTACGTTTGATTGGAATATTGGGACTGCACCCGACACCCTATTGTGGAATGCACGTCTTGACCCTTGTACTTGGGCAGAAAATGCAGGACCTCCTGTTTCATATCACTTTCCAGCTTGCTGTATGGCGGCTTTGCCGTTTTCACATTGGAAGGGATCAATGAAATTTAGGTTCCAAATTGTATGCTCGAGTTTTCACAAGGGACGTCTCAAGATTGTGTACGATCCCAATTTCATTGCAAATAATACATACTTAGGATTTTCTGAGTATAACACCAATTATCTTAAAATTGTAGATATTGCTGAAGAGCAAGATTTTACAATTGAGATTGGCAATGGACAAGAAAGAAATTTCTTGAATCATGCTTTGCCAGGACAAGATGGTGTCACGACAATGTACAGTACTTCTAGGTACACGTCGAAAGGCACAGGAAATGGTGTTATTGGTGTTCTTGTCGTGAATGAACTTACTACTCCTAATAGTACAGTGACAAACGACATCGAAATCAATGTATTTGTTTCAATGGGTGACGATTTTGAGGTAGCCGCTCCAGATGATTATTTTCAACACTTTGTATTGAAACCACAGAGTGGGGAGTTGCTTGAACCTCAGGCCGGTGAAATCGTGCCAGAGAGCCAGAACACAGAGGAGTTAGATGCTCCACAGCAAGCGGAAACCACAATTATTGGGTTACCACCAGCTGAGGATCCTAACTTAAACAAAGTATTCTTTGGGGAGGCAATTACAACTTTTCGATCAATGCTGAAAAGGTATTCTTTGTGGAATTCAATTCCAAAGACAGATACTGTTCAGATGATCGTTTCTGGTCGTTTTCCTTCTTTTCCTTATTTGCGTGGAAATGTCGGTGGTGCTGTAGATACAACTGCAGCTGCCGCTCCATACAATTATGTGAATACTGTGTTGTTACACTGGGTTCGTAATGCTTTTTCAGGAAGCAGAGGGTCTATCAGATATAAATTGGTGCCGAGAGGACACCAACATTTAGCTGATAGGATAGAGGTGCAGCGAGCACCTTGGTTACCTTCTGTACCCGCTTACAGGTTTGACGCCCAATCCATGAATACTTACGGATCGGTTAAATCCGCTCGACAAGATATCATGGCAGGTTGGGAAGCAGCTACAGGGAACAATGTACCTGAGGATGAAAAGCCTTTCCCCGGAACACGGGGTATGGCTTTGACAACCAACCAAGTAAATGGAGCACTAGAATTTGAAATGCCGTATTATAATGCATATCGATTCGTTCCTGGTAAAGTGCAAGACTACACATCAATTCAATTGTTTGATGCAGCTTGGGACTACCGTATTTGGTATAATGGTACAGGTACTGGTTCATCATCATCCACGTATGATGTTTATGTAGCAGCAGGCGAGGATTTCCAGACGTACTTCTTTACTGGATTGCCTCGTATGTACTATGAAGCGAGTCCGCCTGCTTAAGCAGAGGCTCACGGGGATAGACACCCCGTTACAGAAAATATAGCTTTTAAAGATTGAGCTAGCCGTCAAGATCAATCTACCATTCTGTGGCCGAATGGGGGAACTATAGTTCCTGGACTGCGCCGTATTTGAAATTTATGACTGAATTTTTCCTGCGGAGCAATCCGAAGGTTTTTAGGTCACAATTTTAATTAGCGTAGCCCTACGCAGTGTGGTAACACACTGTGCCGAGGCGATGTAGTACTGTTTTTGCGACATCGCCCACGCTGGGC